TACCTTACAAGAGCCTGGGAAGCCCATTACGCTTCGACCCATGACCTTTCAAGATGAAAAGAGCATGTTGTCCAAGAAAAATTCTGGTGTAGATGTTATTAACCAGCTTCTTGCACGCTGTATTGAAAACATTGACGTTGGGCAACTAATGCAAATGGATAAGCTTTACATTCTAATGAAGCTTAGAGAGATCTCCTACGGCCCAGAGTACAATGTTACTATTAACTGTCCGAACTGCCACAAAGAAAACAACGTGACGTTTAACATGGACACCTTTGATGTTACATACGCTGATGAGAATCTAACTAACCCTCTCAAGATTCACCTTCCTGTTCTAAAAAGAGACGTTGTTCTCAGACTTCCCCGTGTTGCGGATGAAAAATATTTTGTAAATGCAGAGCAATCACTATCCAACCTGTGGCGTTTTGTAGAAGAAATTGATGGTCACTCTTCAAAGACCATTATCTCTAAGGTAATTCCCCAACTTCCAATTAAAGATGCTCACTATCTCATGGATGCACTAGGTTGCACTGGTTATGGTATTGACACAGGCGTAAGATTTGCTTGTGCATACTGTGATCACGTTGAAAGTATGGACTTGCCTATCACGGCTGATTTTTTTTCCAGCAAATAGCTGAGTCTTTTAATTTAAAAGACTTGCTTTACGAAGCCTATATACTTGTAAAGCATGTCAGATTCAGCTATGCCGATGTAAAGGACATGAACCGAACAGATCGGTCCGTGTTCTTAGAGTTTTTCAGCCAAGAACTAGAAGAGGAAAAGCGTGCAAATCAACAATACAGTAGTCGTAGATAGAGGAAACCGTCCTAACGTAAGCCAACGTATCGGGCTGCGAGCATTCTTTATCAACGACGGAGCATATGTTGATCCTTACGAGATTAGCTCTGTTCAGTTGTTCAAAAGAAGCGCAACACTAACCCCCAACACTGTTTTAGATAGTGAGAACTTGGTTAGTGCTACTCCCCTTATGACGTTCGCGGCGTCTGGAGCTACCCAAACTACCGACGATAACTTTGATACCAGTAACTATGTTCCGTCCGTAACTGCTAGCGGTATCTATAAAATTAGAACTGGCGACTACGCTGTTGTTCTAGATCAAACTCTAGCATTATCTGGCTATGATTACAATACATCTACCGAAGTTGCTGCATCGAGTTTATCCGCAGTAGATGACTACGTAGATATGTGGACTGTGAAACTGGCCGAAGCTTCCAAGTATCAAGTCTTTACTAACAGGTTTAGATTAGAGGAAGACACCTTCTTCGTATTTACCGAGCCGTTACTGCTCACGACCTCTCACAAACTATTAAATACTAAAGTTAGGTTGGGAGAAAAAATTGATATCAAAGTTGCAACCGAGGTTGGTTTAGGTAATAGAGATGTTACCACGGAACTTCATGATATCTTTAAGGACTCGACCATTGTTAGTGCTATGATGGAAATTAAAAAGGTTCCTCAAGAGCATAACTATGATGGTCCGTTCACTGTCTCATCGTTTGCAAACTCTAGTGGCCACTGGTCTGATAATCCTCATGCTGTGGATGCCGCTGCGTATGTGCAAGTCACCAGTGATAACACTATTATCATGAATTGGGATACGACGAGGATCAAGACTCTTGATGCCTTCGACCAAGGAGACTTTGGAAGTTTGACTGGAACTTATAGCGTGCAAGTCCAATATACCTTGCTAAACCAGACGATTATAAGTCCACTGTTTTACCTTACAGTGTCGTAAGGAGGTGATCAACTAGGTAGTCGTAATCGTACCTTGTGGTACGAAGATCGACATAACGCTTTAGGTCGAGGCCCTTCATGTGAGCTTCATTCCAGTCTTTAACTTCCGAAGGAGGATGGCAGATGTGCAAGTCTGCCATTCTTTTTAGGCGGCGCAAGTAATCGAACCGATTCACCCCCTTCTTACCTGCTTCATCATTGTCATAACCAACAATGATATCTCCTTCAAAGTACTTCAACATCTCGACTTGGTGGTCAGAGATAGAACAGCCCATCGTACACGTAGCATTCACACCCTGTAATTGTAGTGAGATAGCATCGAACGGCCCCTCACACACCACAAGGTGATCCGCATCTGTGTCATAAGGATACAGGACAGCAGAAGACTTAGGCCAGTCTCCTGTTGCGTTTAAGTATTTAGGCGTCTCGTCGCCAAGAGCGCGAGCCTGAAAGTAAAAAATTTGCGAATCATTAAAGAAAGGAATGATTAGACGACCACGGTATAAACTCTTGGCTCCTGTTGATACGTAGTATGTTGGGTGGAAATCAATATCATCGCGCAGGTTGAATAGCTTTCGCTCGTAGAGGAACACCCAAGCCTTCTGAACTAATGGATTGAGAGAATCAGCCGAGTCAACTGATACGGGGATCAAGCCCAAATTATTATGGAGCATGGCGGGCTTGCTCTTAGTTTCGATCTTCTTCTTGGGCTTTGACACGGTGCCCTTGAGAAGCTCTTCAAATAAGATATTTGATTCAGCCTTGTTGTAAGTAATACCTTCTAGGTAAGCATATAGCTGGATGAAGTTACCCTTATTACCACTCTTGAAACATTGCCACAGACCAGTCTCTAAATTAACCGACATGTGACGCTTGTAATCATCGGCAACAAAGAGAGACGGGACAACGAGTTCGTCGTTGCTAGAAGATAACTTGTAGTTTTGTTCAAACTTCTTTAGCAAGTAGTCTCTAATAAACTGAGGTGCTACAATGTTCATCAATACTATTTCCGAATCTAAATCTAAGACCTTCAAAGAATGCCAACTAAAGTATCGTTACCGATACGTTGACCGTCTGCCTGAGCCAGATGATGCTCCTACCGACGCTCTTCACTTTGGTTCTTTTATCCATAAAATCTTTGAGGATGGCTACCAAGCAACGTCGCTCGGCCAACTAACTGTTATAGCCGAACAGGTCAAAAAAGACTACACGTTTTCAGAAAGTTATACTCCCAAGATCAAAACGTGCTTGGAAAACTTTCTGCGTTTCAATGCCACGCTACAAGAAACCGTTTCTACTGAAATGGTTTACGAAGTTATCTATGACGAAGAAAAAGACATCCGATTCAACGGTGTCATTGACCGCGTAATCAAAGGTAAGGATGGAGGCTATCTTGTTATTGACTACAAGACCTCCAAGCGTGAACTATCAGAGCTTGATCTATACCAGGACAGGCAGATGCAAGGGTATGCCTTCGCCATCCACAAGAAGCTAGGTGTCCCGCTAGATAATATTGTTGTAGCACACTATTACCCTCTCACCAATCACTTCGTAAGTTGTAAGTATTCTGCGAATCAGATCAAGCAATACATCAAGGAGAAGGTTGATCAGGTGTGGAAGATCCGAAAGATGAAGAAGGATCAATTCCGTGCAATGCAGAATCAGTTCTGTAACTGGTGCGCCTACAAGCCTATGTGTCCTGAGTTCAACTCAGGGACCATTTGTGAGGAAAGGATTGCTAGCCTAAAGGCAAACAGTAAAAAGCGACCGAAGAGAAAACCAAATAATAGTAAGTCCAAAAAATAGAAACCCCATCCCCACAACAAAAGTAAGCAGAGACGATAGCCTGGGAAATAGTGTAATAAACATCCAGGCTAGGATGGTTTGATTAATCTCGTTTTTGTCTTGATGTGTCATTTAGAATTAGTGGTGAGTATATATTAATATCAATAGAGACGAAAAAGTTTTCTACTTGATCAGCCGAATACCTACATTTCTTAGTCATGTAGTTGTATAGGCTGCTTTTCTTTATAATCTTCTGTTTATTCAAGGACTCCAAGATCTTGATCTGGAAATGCTTGATAAACTTTTCAGAGTATTTATATCGCCACTTCTCTACAAAGTCTTTATGTAGAGTGTAGTTTATCAAGTCCATAAAATCTACAAGGTCAATGTCCGTATTCATAAGCTTCTATAATTTATAATATAAGAGCTACAACATGCCAAGTTTTTCAAAACAAACTCAAGAATTTTTAAAAGCTACGCCAACAGATAAGGTATTACGGCCTATGCCAGCCAGTGCTAGCCGTATTGTCCCTGGGGACATACTTGTATTTCGATACTATTCTGGGGTCGGTCCTGGTAGTCGAGGACAGCGCGTAGTCCTTATTGTTAGAAGTAGAAGAGGGGACGGGGTATTCCCAGGATTAGAAGGTAATCTAGTAAGTTGTTTTAAATTGGATGGAGATTCTGAGGACGTTGTAGATGCTATCGTAGATAACCTATATAAGAAGAGAAGAAAAGCTTCTTACTATGGAAAGATTAAAGATAGTCTGATCAAGCTTCTAGGTATTGACAGTTACCGAACTTATAAGCTTGATCAGATGAAACAGATATACAAAGTTTTCATTAAATAATGGCCGATACAGACGAAAAACTGGAGAAGTTACTTGAAGCTCTTCTTGAAGAACAGAAGAAACAGAACGAACGTCAAGAAAAAGCTGATAAGAAACGAGAGAACGAAGAAAAAGAAAAGAAGACTGGCTGGAAAGGTGTAAATGGAAATATTAAGAATCTTAAGCAGCTTCCAGTAATCGGTTCGGCTATCAATAAGGCGACACAAACGATGTCGCAAGCTTTTAAACAGTCTTTTGAAATTCAGAAACAAGGACTAGCTCGCGGCGTCAATTTATCGCAGATAATGCAGCGATCTGCTGATTCCAATAATCAATTAGCAGGAAAATTAACAGGTGCAATTCTTCCTTTAGAGATTGAATTACAGAAGATGGAAGCAGGTTTAGGGAAAACTTCTGCTGCCACAGATAAGCTTGCTTTGATGACAAAGGTAACTGGAGGAGATTCAAAGAAGCTGTTAAAACAGATTGGTCAGTTAAACATGGGCGTGGGTATGTCCATGGAGCAGCAAGAAAAGTTCTCCAATTCTATCGGTTCACTTAGCCAGACCTTTGGAATGACTGTAGAAGAACTGATGGGGACGATCAAAGGATTAGATAGATCTATGCCCATGTTTAAGATGCTAGGCATCGCGCCAGAGATTTCTGAGGCTACTGCTCGACTCGGTGCTGCTCTTGGCCCAGAAGCAGGTAACATGGCCGCAGAGGTGATCTCTGCTTTTACAGATGCCAACGGTGCAGTCTTAGCCTCACAACTTGGTGTTATGAATGAGCGTAATGCACTCTTGAAAAAAGAAGGAGATACAACTGCTAATACTTTGAGAATGGTTGAGCAAGCAGGCAAAGAAGCTGAGAGAATGTATGAGTCCTACCTTGCGGGAACTGGAGATCCAGCAATTGCATATAAGGCTGTTGAAGATGCTCTAGGCCCTGCTATGGCTAAATCTGCTATGACTTACAAGCAGATGGCTGCTCAAGCCAAAGAACAAGGAAAGACTGTTGGTGAATTACTAAAGAGTGCTCAAGAAACAAAAGAAATTAATAACAAGTTCCAAAATACTTTAGACAATTTCCTTTCTAAACTGTTCTATCCAATAGAACAGGCTGTCACTTTCCTTGCTTCTGTTGTAACTGACTTGATGGAATTTGCAAATGGAATTCCTGGTTTAGTTGAAGTTCTTGGCTTTGTTGTTTCTGGTATAGCAGGGTTAGTATTAGTTATAGGTGGACTGGCTACTGCAATGATGGCCTTTGGAAAGTTTACCTCTGCTCTGCAAAACTTTGGTGGTTTTGGTGGTGGAGGGGGAGGCGGTGGAGCTTCTGGTGGTGGTAAGAAGAGAAAAGGTAAAAAAGGTGGGGGAGGAATTGGTGATAGTCTAGGGAGTCTAGGAAAAGGTATTGGAAAATTTGGCAAGGGAGTTGGTAAAGGTATCTACAAAGTATTAGCTGGTATCGCCAATGGTATTGCTAAGTTTGGTAATCCAAAAGTTATTCTGGGTGGATTAGCAATGATTGTCATTGCAGCTTCTTTAATTCCTTTAGCCTATGGCTTAAAGATAATGAAAGGCGTAGGATTTAAAACTATTTTTGTAATGGGTGCTGCACTCATTAGTTTAGCTCTAGCTGCTGCTGTAATGGGCGCAATTATGGCATCAGGTATTGGAGCAGCAGCAATATTCTTAGGAGCATTAGCCTTCGCAGCTTTGGGGGCTTCTTTAATTCCTCTAGCATATGCATTAAACTTGGCGTCTCCTGCATTACAATCATTTGCCTTCGTTCTTTCTGCGCTAGGCCAGCTTAATCCGCTTAAGCTAATGTTGCTTGGTCCTGCTTTGGGAATGCTAGCCATTGGATTCGCAGCACTAACCGCAAGCAGTATTCTAGGGGGTATTGCCAACTTCTTCATGGGAGATAAGAGTCCTATTGATAAGTTGATTGAACTAGGAAAAGCTGCCGTACATATTAACCAACTAGCTAGTAGCATACGTGAACTTGCTTTTGCTATGTCCCCTCTCGGAAAGTCTTTGAAGACGGTATCGGATAAAGATTTAAATAAACTTAAGAAGGTTGGACAGTATGATCCAAACCTTAGAGGCCCGTCTGGCCGTGTAAAGACTGGCAACGCAGCATTAGATAAGAGATTAGCTGAGGTCGCTGATGGGATGCAGAGTGAGCCCAGGAAGTTTAGGCTTAAATCTATGGGTAGTGGTTTAACTGGTGATCCAGTTAAAAATCTAGGGATGAAACGATCTACTGTTGAGCAAATTGCACAGGACAGAGGTTACGAATACAAACCCTCAAGTAATATTAATTCGGAAAGGATTGCAGCTAGAAATGCAGAAGCGAATTCTATGCGAGATCGTGGGTCGAGCGAAAGAGGTGCTAGGATGTATGAGATGATGTCTACCCAATTGCAACAGCACTCACAGTTGTTAGAAAGAATTGCAGAACAGGGAGAGACTAGAATTAGGCAAGGTGCCAGAGTTCAATCTAGCATGGACGCTAAAGATTTCCCATCTGGGGCTGTACAAGCGGGGAATAAATAATGACGTATCAAACATTCTTTAACAATAGGTATTTCTCGGAAAGGAACAAGTTGATCTTCGAA